GAAGAGCTGGTAAATGCACAATCTGACGCTGACTGACTACGATTTGCTGGAAGCAGAGCGCGAGCTGTGCAAGCGCTCGCTGGCGGCATTTGTGCGCCGCGCATGGCATGTTCTGGAACCTGGGCAGAAGTACCTGCACGGGTGGCACGTGGACGCCATATGCGAACACCTTGAGGCTATAACGCGAGGAGAGATCAACCGCCTGTTGATTAATATCCCGCCAGGAACTATGAAGTCAACGTTGGTCAGCGTGTTCTGGCCAGCGTGGGAATGGGGGCCTGCAGGGATGCCTCACGTTCGTTTTATCGGCGCTTCCCATGAGCAGGGCTTGGCGATCCGGGATACGCGTAAGATGCGCAACTTGATTACATCTCCATGGTATCAGCGGCTCTGGCCTCTAGAGCTTACCAGCGACCAGAACCAGAAGACGTATTACGAGAACGAGCACACAGGGTTCCGACAGGCTTGCGCTGTGTCCTCCATGACAGGCCGCCGCGGCGACAGAGTTGCATGGGACGACCCGCACAGCGTAGAGGCTGCGCTATCAGACGCGCACAGGGAGACGGCTCTCAGAGTATTCCAGGAGACGCTGCCGACACGACTCAACAATCCGGACAGCTCTGCAATCGTTATCGTTATGCAGCGCCTGCATGAGCACGATGTTTCCGGACTGATCATTGAGAACGACTATGGCTATGAGCACCTGTGCCTGCCAATGGAATTCGAGCCAGAGCGCAAGTGTGTAACCAGCATCGGCTTTGAGGACCCGCGCAAGGAAGAAGGCGAGCTTCTGTTCCCGGCAAGGTTCCCGCGAGAAGTAGTGGAGCGAGACAAGAAGGTCATGGGCTCGTTCGCTGTGGCCGGGCAGTTCCAGCAGAGGCCTGCGCCGAGGGCCGGCGGATTCTTCGCCTGGCAGAATCTTGAGGTGGTTGACCGCGCGCCGAAGCTTCGCCAGGTAGTCAGGTACTGGGATAAGGCCGGAACCGATGGAGGCGGCGCGTACACTGCAGGCGTCAAGATGGGGCTCGGTGATGACGGTTTATATTACGTTCTTGACGTTGCGCGTGGTCAGTGGGGGGCAGCACAGCGAGAGAAGACCATAAAGGCCACTGCGGCGCTTGACGGGCATGGTGTTGCTATTTGGATCGAGCAGGAGCCAGGGTCTGGCGGCAAGGAGTCTGCAGAGGCGACAATCAAGAACCTGGCTGGATACAATATCCGGGCGGAGCGCGCAACGGGTGACAAGGCTGTCCGTGCCGAGCCGTACGCTGTGCAGGTGGAGGCTGGTAATGTGCGCGTGGTGCGAGGCGACTGGAACCAGGCTTTCATTGACGAGCACAAAAGCTTCCCTGTCGGAAAGTATAAGGACCAGATAGACGCTGCAGGTGGGGCGTTCAACAAGCTGGCGTCAGGGTACAATCTGTCAGCGTGGTGATGGTGTGGTATACTGGCCGATATGAAATTTGATTATAAGGTGAACAGATGAGCGAGAAACCAAGAATAAGGGCAAACGCTGACGGCACGTACAGGCTTGACGCCTGGGCTAACGTTGCGTCTGGTGCTGGTATGCCTGGTTATGACAAGTCGGTGTATGACCGGTTCGGCTTCGCTGGAAGCCGGATAGACTGGCAGACGCTGTCTATGATGTACCGGTATGACTGGCTGGCCAGAAAGATTTGCGACAGGCCCGCGCTTGACGCTGTGCGCAGGTGGATCACCACTGAGGACAAGGCAGCACTAGACGAGATGGAGCGATTGCGTTTCAAGAAGCGGGTTAAGCAGGCTATTTCGTGGTCCAGGCTGTATGGGGGCGCAGCTATACTGCTAATTGTGGACGACGGGCTGACGCCTTCTGACCCATTAGACCCGTCACGGGTCAGGCGCATAATTGATACGCCTGCAGTAGACCGCCATCACCTGCAGCCCACTGGCGAAATAGTGGACGTGTACGCTGTCAGATATGGAGAGCCTGAGTACTACCAGACAAATAATGGCACGCTGTTCCATCATAGCCGAGTTTTGCAGTTCCGTGGAGCTGATCTTACTGATGACCAGGCCGCTACCGAGTCCATGTGGGGAGGATCATACATAGAGCTTTACAAGGACGCTGTCAAGTCTTTTCATGCGTCAATGCAAGACGCACGGCACATCATGACGGAGTCAAGCGTTGGAATAGTAAAGATACCTGGCTTGACAACATCTGTTGCTGCTGGCGGAAAGATATTCGACGCTATCCAGAGGCGGCTAGACCAATTCAACCTGTCAAAGTCTCTGTACCGAGTGGCGGCAATGGACGCAGAGGAGGAGTTCGATTACCGGCAGCGGCAGCTGACTGGCCTTTCAGAGTTGTTGGACCGGTTTATGACGCAGGTTGCGGGCGCTACCGACATGCCGGAGCTTGTTCTGTTTGGGACGACCCCTGGCGGCCTTAACGCCTCACAAGAAGAGCAGCTTGCCGTGTATTACGACATGGTAAGGTCGATCCAGGAAGATGACATGATGGCAGCTATCGATGCATTCATGGCCTGCTTCAGGCGCGGTGATATTCCGGATTGGGATTACCGGCCACTGATGGAGCCGTCAGACCAAGCCAAAGCAGAGATCAGGCAGAAGGAGGCCAACGCAATTGCTCAGGTTGCGCAGTATCTTGCGTTGCCGCCTGAAGACATTGTGAGGCATCTGAACCGCACAGGGCACTTTGACCTTCCTGATGACTACCCAGACGCGGATGGCATATTAGATGTGTAAAGCATACAACGACGACGAGGGAATCAACTTTAACGTTGACCTGTGCACTTCTGGAGTTATCAATAATCATTCTGTACACTGAAGAGCGATTATAGCGATAAGTTTGATTTCTTTCGGTTGTTATGCGAAAATCACATTAGAACTGATTTTGGCGGAAACCATGGCAGAGACTGTATACAGAGAGGACTACGGCAGCAGCGTAACCGCTCGCATCGACGAGAACGGGTATCTGCGCGTTGAAGGCGTGGCCGCTAAGGAAGGTGTCATGACCTACATGCGTGCAGATGGCACCGTTATCCGTGAGTTTGTGCCAGCTTCGACTCTGGAAGATGCTGAAGCTCTTGACGTGCTCATCGGTTCGCCTGTTACCGTAGAGCACCCTGGCATCCTGGACTCAAATACTGCTCCGAAGTTCGCAAAAGGAAGCGTTACTGGCGCTGGCGTAGAGTCCGGGCGTCTTAATGTCCGCATGACCGTTACCGCTCAAGACGCTATAGACGAGATCCAGCGCGGCAAGCGCCATCTTTCCCCAGGATACCGCGCAGAAGTCGAGATGAAGCCTGGCGTATGGAACGGAATCGAATATGATGCCGTGCAGACCAGGCGATACTATAATCACCTCGCCATCGTCGATCAGGCGCGTGGCGGGACAGAATGCCAACTGCGCCTTGACAGCCTGCGTGCTGATGGCGTTGATTGCGCTGTGGAAGTACCCACTAACCACCAACCCACCGAGGTAAACAAAATGCCGAGTGTTAAGCTTAGCTCTGGCGCAACTGTCGAGGTGGCCGACGCCTCCACAGCGAGCGCCATCCAGGCCGAGATCAATGCTCTTGCGCAGCGTGCAGACGCAGCGCAAAGCATGGTCGATAAGGCGAAGTATGACGAGCTGCAGGGCAAGTACGACGCCTTGAAAGAGGAAATGGAAAAGATTAAGTCAGCTCAATCTGAAAAGATGGATGCCGATGAAATCGGAGAATTCCTCGAGGTAGTTGAGTCCGCCCGCAAGCTGAAGCCTGAATTGGAAATCAAGCAGGATGGAAAGTACCTGACCACTTCACAAATCATGGCCGCAGCAATCGGAGTTGACGTTGAAGGGAAGTCTGAAGAGTACCTGAAGGGCCGCTTCGATGCCGCCGTTGAGCTTGCAGGCAAAGAAGTCGTTGCCAAGCAGCGCCAGGTCCACGAAAAGCACGACGCGTCCGATGTGCCGCTGACCGGTCGCGAGAAATTCATCCGCGAACAACTGAAACGGAGAGCGTGATATGCAAACCACGTACAATGAGGCAATGGCGGTAGGCGTCGCTGGCGAGCCGGTAGACTGCACCAACCGCCGAATTGATAGCAAGTATGCAGAAGAGACCATCTCGGCAGGCCAGGCGGTTCAAGTTGGCACGAGCGGCGACCAGTGCGTCGTATCCACTGACGCCGTGTACGGCGTTGCTGTACAGCATCCAACGCTGACCATTGACGGCGACACCGGTCTGGCACAGTACTCTGAAGGAGATGGCGTATCCATCCTGCGCGCTGGACGTATCTGGGTAGAGGTTGACGAGGCCGTATCCATTGATGCCGCAGCATACTGGGACCCGGCCTCAGGCGCGTTTAACGCTTCTGCAACCGACAACGTTGCCGTAACCGGTGGACGTTTCGTTTCATCCACTTCAGGCGCGGGCCTGGCAATTCTGGAGATCGTGTAACATGAAACTGACGAACGAGGTACGGCTGGACCATCTGGCCGAATTCGAGAAGCGCCCGCTGCCGAAATGGGTTGAGCGGGTCAACTGGGAGTCTTACAACATGGACTCCAACGAGGGTGTGATCTTTGCGCGCCAGCTGGAGTACGTGGAGTCACGTGCCTATGAGGTCAAGTACCCGACCCTGAAGGGCCGCGAGCTGTTCCCGGTGGATTATTCTGTGCCGTCTGCGGCCGAAACATTCTCCTATAGGATGTACGACCATCAGGGCGCGTTCAACCTGATTACCAACTACGGCGACGATTTCCGCCGCGTGAATGTTACCGGCACTGAAGTGACTGGCAAGATTCATAGCTTCGGCGCTTCCGTAGAGTACAGCGTACAGGACATCCGCGCTGCCGCTATGGCGGGGGTTCCGCTCCAGGATCACGAGGTCCGCGCCGCCCGCCGTGCCGCCGAGCAGAAGCTTGACGACATAATCCTGAACGGTGAGGCTAACGGCAATCTGTACGGAATCATGACTCACCCGAACATCCCGACGGCTGCAGTACCTAACGGTGCCTCTGGAACTGCAACTTGGGCAACCAAGACTGCCGACGAGATCCTTGCCGACCTGAACGCTATTGTTACCGATATGGTGGATCTGACCAAGGGCGTTGAGGCCCCCACTGACCTGATCCTGCCTATCGCCCAGTACGAGCTGATCAACAACACTCCGCGCAGCGCCACCAGCGATACGACTATCCTGGAGTTCTTCCTGCGCAACAACCAGCATGTTCAGCGCGTCCATTCCTGGTACAAGCTGAAGGGAGCAGGCACTGGCGGCACCGACGTCATGATTGCGTACCGCAGGGACCCGGAAGTTGTTGAGGTTGTGATTCCTCAAGAGTTCGAGATGTTCCCGCCTCAGCCGAAGAACATGGCATTCAACATCCCGTGCCATGCTCGCTATGGCGGCGTACGCATCCGGTACCCGCTGGCATTCAGCATCAGAACAGGAATATAACCAGCGCAAGCACAAGCCCCGGTCAGCCGGGGCTTTTTTGTGCCAGTATTGTTTGGCGTGCTATAATCACCTTGCATAAACCGACAGGAGGAAGCTATGAGCGATAACGCCATTCAAACAGAGTATGATGACAAGGCTGAAGAAGCTGTGGCCGAAGAGCCAAAGCGCAGAAGCAGAAAGCCACAGGCATGTAAGGTGCGTAACGCAAGTAAGCGCCCAATTACGCTGTACGCTACTGCCAAAGATCGATGCACGATCTTGCCTACTGAATCAGCGGAGCTTCATGCATCATTCATGGATGAGTTGCGCAAGAACAAGGCGGCCATGGCGTTCTTTGAGTCAGGCGATCTGGTGGAGGAATGAGGTATGACCCCGGCGGAATTCAAAGCGCAGTACCAGGAGTTTGACGACGTGTCAGACGCCGTCATTCAGTCGCGCCTAGATACATTTGATCTACTGTATCAGGGCGATTACGGAGACCTGCGCGACTATCTGTCGGGGTTGTATACCGCGCACCAGGTTACGGTGTTCCATGTCAACACTGGGTCTGGTCCAGTGCAGACCGTAACGTCAAGACGGGTTGACAGCATTAGCTGGAGCTACGCAGAATCAAGCACAGCGGAGAAGGCGGGAGAGTTTGCGTCCACCAAGTACGGGCTTGAGTTCTTCGCCATCATGTCAC